CCAATCTTTCATTTTGCTAAAGTTCTTTTCTTTAAAGAATTCTAACTTGTTTTGGAATTTGTTATCAAGAATCTCGCCTTTGTGACTGATTACAAATACATTTGTGTCGTCATCGAGGGAATACAGTATCTTCATTAGATTCTCTACACCATCGTGGTCTAAAGAACTATCGAATGTTTCGTCTAGTACTAATAGATTAGTGGCAACAGAATTCTTCATCTTAGCAATCATACGCCATGTAAATAGTAGTGCTAGGTCAATTCGTTGCTTCTCTCCTTCAGAGAATGAATCGTATGTAAATGCATCACGATGGCGTGACTTGATCGTCTCTTGGAAGCTTTCATCTAAGTTGAAATGCACGAAGAAATCAAGTGTTTGTAAATACTTGTTTACAAGTTGATTGATAATAGGCACATATTGTTTAATGACCTTAGTTTTAATGCCAGTATCCTTTAGCATTTCACTCATAACAGAGTTATATGCAAACTCTTCATTTAGAATAAGACGCTGTTCCATATACTCGTCTTTCTCTTGAATCATCTGAGACAATTCCTGGTTGGCAAGTGCAAGATCACCTGTTCGCGAAGAAAGCCGTGTAATATCATCGGTTAGTGCTTTAATACCTTTCTGAAGACGTTTGATAGTTTGATTGTTATTATTGATCTCAGACTGCTTCTCTCTAATTTGACCAGCAGCTTCTGTGAATACGCTAATATCATCAGCCACTAAAGTAGCTTCTTGTTCTACTTTCTCAATACCATCTCGTAAAGAAGCGGCTCTTTCCCTTGCGGCTTGTAGCTTGGTTTGACGTAGTTCTTCGGGGATTTCCTGTTCACATGTAGGGCAGTTTGCAGTCTCTTCGTAGAACTTTGCATCTTTAACCACCGTTTTAATGGAAGATGAAAAATCGGCTTTATATTGTAGAAGTGATTGTTTGCGGTTGTGCGAGGCTTTAAGAGCTTTATCTGTTTTATCGGTTTCTGCCTCGACATATGCAGATGCTTCCGCATTTGTATTTTGCAACTCTTCAATCTCTGACTCTTGCTCAACAATACTAGCTTTCTTCTCATTAATGTTTTCCTCATTCATAGCTGTAATATCACGAATGTATTTGCGCTGCGAATCTATGCCATTCTTCTTAAGCTCTAGTTGGTATGCTATATCCTTCTGCTTTTCCTTAAGTAGTGAGGTCTTTTCTCTTACAATAGAATTCATTTTAGAGAACACGTTAATATCCAGAAGATCCTCGATAACATCACGCCGATGCTGTGCACTGAGCTGCATAAACGGAATAAAGGAGGAACTGCCAAGAACAACAATCTGGTGAAAGCTTTTATGATTTAGCTTTAAGATGTTTTGTTCGAGGATCTTCTGGTACTCTTTGGCATGAGAATCTTGGTTGATCATTGTACCATTCTTCCAGATCTCGAAGATCTGAGGTTTGATACCACGAACAACTTTAAACTCTGCTTTGCCTACAGAGAACACGATCTCAGCAAGACAATTCTTATTGTTAATAGAATTGACTAACTGGGGTTTGTTAATATTACGATGAGGTTTACCAAATAGAGTAAATGCCATAGCATCTAGCATAGTAGATTTACCTGCACCATTTTGGCCTACAATCAGAGTAGACTTATGATTAGCTAAGTTTACCTCTGTCCATTGATCGCCAGTGGACATAAAGTTCTTCCATCGCAGCTGCTTAAAATATATCATGCTACCTCGAGAGCCTGTGCTTCAGCTAATAGATTACGCATATTCACTTTGAGTTTATCCTTATCCAATTCAGTATCAACTGCTTCGACATAAGTATCGAGCATATCTGCTGTATCTTCTACTGACACAGATTCATCATCTACATTCTCACCTAAGAACTCGCTAAAGTTCTCTGCAATGGATAGATCGTGAATCTTCTGTGATTGTATTCTATCACAAAATCTGTCAAATGTAAATAGGTCTTTTTTATTAATTACCACTACTTTAACAAATTTATTATCAAGATGGCTTGTATCATACATGCTATAATCTACTTTATCATCATCATATACGATACGCTCAAATAGCGTATGAGGGTTTACAATCTTTTCTAGCTCACGTGTAGATGTGTCGAGGATATGAAAGCCTTTCTCATCATGTGCATCGTTCCAGAAGAATTCCATTTGTGTACCAAGATATTTGATATTCTCTTCTTCGGAACCAGTATGGAAGTGACCTGACAATACTTTTTCAAATCGTGAAAAGATCCGATGGTCTGTGCCATGTGGAGATCTTACACCACGCATAACCTCAAAGCCTTTTAGCTCTAAGTGACCACCAAGCCAATCTGCCTTACAAGTTTGAATAAACTCCATAGATCGATCATGATTATCCTGAGTAATCCAAGGGAGCAACGCAAAGTTAAACCCATCGAGGTTAAGTACAGTGGGATCCATATGAATAGTAATCTCACCCATATAGTGGCCAAGAAGTTCTTTCAATGCATTTAGCTCATTGGTGTTCTTAAAGAATGTATCGTGGTTGCCTGGAATAACATCCATATGCATGCCGTACTCTCTTAGCTTAGTAAGAAACGACTTGCGATACCTGTTAAGACTCCTGAAATTAATAAATTTCCTGTTATCAAAGACGTCGCCAAGGTGAATGATGCGGCGAATATTATTATCCAGAAGATAAGGAAAAAATACATCACTGTAAAATTTCTCCGAGTTATTGATAAATACGTCGCTAGAATTGCGAATGCCAGCATGAGTATCATTGATAATAGCTACCTTCATTTGAAGATCTCCCCCAGATCTGAATCTTTACTGTTTGCAGCAGCATCTCTTTTCTTCCGAGCTTTCTTCTTTTCATTCTTAACTACTCCATCAATAATAGTGTCTTTCTCTTTTAATTGGTCAATTTTACTTTTAAGTTGATCGACGAACATATGTGCTGCAGTAATAGAAGCTTCATCGGCTTCACCACCGATAGCAAATTCCTCGAAAGGACTCTGTGCGATGTACTTCATCTTGATGTCCTGTTGCTTTTTCTCTTTCGCAATGCGTCGAAGAAAAGCATACCAGCAGATCTGTGTAAAGTATGCAAAGGCATTAGGGTTACCAGATCGTGTAGCTGCTTCAATATTATAGTTACCGATAGCTTTCAGACAGTTCTCTACTGCATCCATTACCATCTCTTCGCGATACGTGTATCGAATAAAGTTAGACTTATGAGAAAGTCCTTCAGCAATCTTCATAAACGACATTGCGACATAATTCGTAACTTTTGGAATTTCTTTATTTGCCCCAGCAGCATCATTTGCAGTTTTTACATAATCAACTACTGCCTGACTAAATTCACGGTTGTTAACGTAATGAGGTCTATCTTTTGGTTTCATAATATACTCCTAGCATATATTACCTATTTTATCATAGGTTCTGAGGATTGTACACTTATTTATTTTAAATATTGTGCGTTTATAGGGTTTACAAGTTGTAGTTATTGTGGTATAATAAGAAGAGGTTTTAGAGGAGGGATAGTACTGTTAGTGTAGTTTAGGCTTTGGCTTAAGCTTTACGACCTTAGAAAGCTCTTCCAGTATGTCTTCATCTTCTGCCATAATCTGCTCTAACATATCCCCTTGTTGCTTTTCCATTCTTTCTCTTTCTTCATTACGAAATACTTGCATATGTTTTATATATTGATCTATTACAGTCTGATGAGGGTTAGTTAGACAAATAACCGCAGCAGAGTTTAATACTAACACGTGGGATGGATCATGTATGTGCATCATAAATGGTCTGAATGTGTAGTATCTATAGCCATTTTCAAAGTCTTCTTGAGAGACTAACGTATAGGCCGCGCGCATCACAAATGATTCTTCTCCTACTTGTTCGTCCCATTGAACATCAATAATCTCACAAAGTAGTTCTTCACCGCTTATTAATCTAAGTTGTTTAACGTCGCTCATTTTAAATCTACCTCATAAATTTTATAATTGAATTCTTGTTTAACGTACATTTTAACTCTTTCAGCGGAATGTTCTAACGTATAGTTTTTTCTACCTTTCCAGTGCAAATCGTCGGCAATATCGTATAAGGCCGCAGTTTCTCCATTGTCGCTCTTTCGAAGCCCGCGACCGATGGACTGCAAGACTCTAATTTGCGATTTAGAAGGAGAAGCGAATATAATGTTATGTAAATTGCGAATATTAATCCCAGTACTGAAAGTCCCCAGACTAGCAACAATAATTGCATTTTTCTGTCCTTCAACGATCTTCCGAATTGCTTCTCTATCACTAGTATCGGTTTCGCCAGATACAAAGAACACTTTTCTATTTTCATGTGCCTTACCCCGTATTAGATCAAACAGTGGCTTACCAT